CCACATTCGCCCACGCAGGTGGTTAATCATCATGCAAAGACCATTGTTAGTACCTACCCCGGTCGAACGATCGTAGTAGTAGCAAGAAACGTAGGTCTTCACGGCACGGTCAAACAGTGGGTACTTTTCGTACTCTTCCACGGGCAAATTGTAATTGACCGCGGAACGCACGTAGTCCGTACCTTCATCAATCAGAGATTGCAAAATATGCTCTTCACCATCTAAGTGAAGTTCTTCTTGCATTTCGCTAACAGTCACGGCCAATTTCAGTCACCCCTTTACTTAGCGTCAGCGGTTGGTGCGGTAGCAGCGCTTGAAGACTTCACTGCCGTGTTGGTCAGGAAGTAACCGGCGTCGGCGTCAGCAACCTTAACGTCATAGCGCAGAGCACCCATCAGGTACTGGCCGTAAACCTTGTCATCAGCCCAGCTTAAGGAGACTTCTTGGCGGTCAGCGAACAAAATAGCCCGGTTCAAGTCACCGATAAAGGCCAATTGGTCACCAGCCTTGCCCAGCAACGTGTCAGAGATACGAACGACCCGAACGCCTGCGAGTACACCGGTGCTTGGCGTCGTGATGTCTTGGTGGAAAATGTACTGGCCGTTGTTGTCCTTCAAAGTGTCCAACGTGTTGTACAGAGATTGCGTTGCGACAATCGTTGGTGCATATGCCGGGTCAAGGGATACGTTCAGAATGCCCTTGATCGTATCAACGATGTTGGTGTCGGTGGAAGCAACGGCGGTGAAGCCTTGCAAAACCTTGGCAATGTCGGCGTTGGTGGTGTTTACGGACTTTTCGCCCATGTTCTTACCAACCAAGCCAGTCAGGTCAACTTGAGAATCGTCAATGGCTTCTTGAGACAGCGGAATTGCGCCCCGGCGAGTCGAAACCTTCCAATCAACGTCTTGGAAGTCTGGTTCTGCCAGTGCTGGGTTCTCCTTGAGTTCTTCAATGCTTGGGAACGTGTCAGTGGCACGCTTAAGAATTGGGTAAGACCCGGACGGCGTGGTAACAGGAACGACATTTACAAGTTGCTTCAAGTCAACAACAGTGTTAACTTCACTCTGTGGATTGTAAATGATTTCTTCGGGAACCAATGGTTCAGCTTCGGTTGACGTAACTTGCAATGCGGCAGTGTCCTTGATGGCACCCTTAGAATGCAAGAAGTCGTTAAGCGCATGCTTTTCAGCAGACAGCTTATTTTCAGTAACAGGCACTTTCTTGGCCCCCTTCTTAGTCTTGGCAGAATTGCCAGCGATATGGCTGGCAACTTGGTCTGATTCTGCGGTTTCTCGTTGCGCCTTCAATTCGGCAAAACGGGCTTGTTCATTATCGCGGTCAGACTTCAATGCGGCCATGTTTTCGGGACTAAACTTGTCATCAAGTAAGCCCTCAGTGATTTTGGCGTTGATGGCGGTCAACTTTTCTTGTGAGTCCGTCATGGCGTCCTTAATTTCAGATAAATTCATTACTTTACACCTCTCAAAATATTTAATTTCTGTTGCAGTACAGTGTCGTGAACCGGCTCAGTTTTTGGCTTAACCGTCGGCTTCTTGTCGGTGGCGAGCATGTTTCTAAACTTGACGACAGCCGACTTGGCCGGGATAGAAGACGCGGACGCAACGGCTTGTAGCGTGTCAGCTGAGTCATCGAATAAAATCTTGTCGGCAAAGCCATAATCCTTGGCTTGCTCGGCCGTGAGCCACGTTTCTTTATTCATCAAGTCCAGCAGGTCGTCCTTGGCCATGCCTGTCTTGGCGACATAAGCGTTGGCGATTGACTTGTTGATGTTGTCCAACACCCCAGCCTTGTGGGCCATGGTATTAGTGTCACCTTCAACCGCTGAACTGGCATTGTGGATCATGAGTTGGGCCGTTGGCGACATCGAAACGGTATCGCCGGCCATGGTGATAACGCTGGCCGCACTAGCCGCAATGCCCGTGACTGTGACGTTGACCTTGCCAGAGTAATTTTTCAGCTCGGTAAATATGTCACTAGCCGCGAACACATCGCCGCCGTAGGAACTAATGGCCACATCAACATCAGCACCATCAGCGGCAGTAAGCGCGTCACTGACTGCCGCGGGACTGATACTATCCATGCCAAACCAGTTGTAGAAGCTGGCGGTCTCGTTGTCTACTACGTCACCAGTAAGTTTGATTGTCATTTACTCACCCCCTTTCGTTGGGTCATTACCTACGTCAAAATCTGGTGTGTCTACCGGGATAAACCCGACTGACTTAAGAATATGAGTTGCTTGCACACCCTCTAGGGCGTCGTTTTTGGTCAAGTCTGAAATGGTGGCGGCGTACTGACTGTAGTCAGGATCAATCGCCGGTTGCATGTCCAGGTCAACGCCGACACCTAACTTCATGGTCAGCTCACTACTCAAGGCGTAGATGTACTTGTTCAGCGCTTGAGAATAGGTTGAACGAACCTGGTCAATGTTACTGTGGGCCGACTCGTTATTTAAGAAGTCTTGTGGCACCCCAAACGCCTTAGCCACCTGGTTACGCGTATAGCTGACTGAGTTCAGCAAGTTGGCAATGTTGCTGTCAATCTGCGGCGTTGAGTACGTAGCCGTGGGGTCCATGACCATGACCCGGCCGGCATTGGCCCCTGAGTTGGCGCGCTCAAATTCTCGGCGAACGTTCTCTTTGGCTTCGGGGTCAACCGCACCAGCAGCAAGTGTAAGAATACCGCTTGGCCGAATAGCCTGGTTCAGTGACTTCAAAGCCATATCGTTGGCTTTGTCCTGAATGTTCAGGTCGCCGACCAGTGATTGCAGGGGACTGACACCGATAAACTTGTTGTCGCTCAGGTTGGACAGCAGCTTAAAGTGAAGCATTTGACCGGCGGGAATCGTTACCGTGCCCCGATTGTCATAGTACGTAACCTTGTAGTTAACATTTTGCTCGCCATCATCAATGATAATCTGAACCTGTGGCGGCGTTACCTGCTCAAAGTGGTGTAGGCGGCCGCTGGCGTCCAGGTTCATGACCACGTAGGCATTGCCGTTCAGTAATAGCGCCCCGGTGACGGATTGCCAAAAATTGTATGAATTAATGATTGGATTAGGCGCGTTCAGCTTATGCAACAAGAAGTCGTTGGCTGATACAAACTTGCAACTGGAAACGTCCGCTGAAATTAAGTTGACCACACTGTATATGTCTGAGTTCTTGAGGGCGGCGCTGGCCGTGGCGTAGCTGGCCGACTTGACGACCTGGCCGTTCACAATCAGGAATGGTTGGTAGTCAGAACTGGGCACCCATGCCCGATTACTGAACCGGCGCTTGAATGGATTAGTGAACTTCATCGTTTCACCTCCTTTCAGTCGCTACTGCCGAATAGGAAGGCACTCACAATCAGGCAAACACCCAGCACAATATCACCGGCAGGGGCGCTGTACTCACCAACGCCCCTACTCAGCGTGATAATGCCGCAGATGTAGACCACCGCAGGCATTGCATTGCCGATTGCCTCAAGTACCGTTCCCAGTCGCTTTAAAAATTTGTCCATGTCGTCACTCCCTAAAAGCTGTAATTTTTGTAAAAGCTGTTGATGTCGTCTTGCTTCCAACCGGCAAATGGGTCATCGGTGCCGCGGTCGTCCCGTGAGACACCTTCAAAGTGAAGCATGGCTTCATAGAAGCAGTTTATGATGGCGTCCACGCAGTCGATTTTGTCGGTGGCAAGGTTCTTATCTATTTTGATACCGTTATTGTCAACCAGCGTAACGGCGTTGGTCATGCCGGCCTGCATTACCCGATCATCAAACATGGTAATGTGTCCGTTTTGCATTTCATGCCGGAAAAATGAGGTAGGCTCGTCAAGTGATTTTGTCCCCTGCCGAACCGGTTCAATAAGCCAGTTGTTTTCTTGGTCGAGCTTGTAAATAAAGACTTTGTCCCGCCACGGGTCGTACAGGAACGATTGCACGTGTAGGTTGTGAACCTCTACAAAGTCGAGCAACCAGTTGTAGACGTCTGAATAATCAATATCGCCGCCGACTGTATGCGAGATAGTCGCGAACCCGCGCCGTTCTTCTTCGCGGTAAGCAATGCCGTCTTGGTTTTCCTTGATAGCAATACTCTGTTGTGTCCGAGAAGTAGGAATAAAGGAATGCTGGTAGATGTGAAACTTGTGTTCCCCAGTGTCCTCGTCAGTGTACGGGAAGACGAACGCTAAGCTGGTATCATCGCTGTACTGCGAAGCGTCAAAGCCAATGTAAACTTCCCGACCGGCAATATTGAAGCTGTCGCGCGGAATGATTGAAGCGGTGATGTCTTTCAAGTCCAGGTAGCGGTTCTCTTTCTCGTTCAACCACATATTCATGTTCTTGGTTTGGAAGTCGCCAAT